GGCCCGCAGCTGCCCGGGCAGGTGATCGACGGCATAGAGCGCCAGGCAATGGAGGACGCAGCACGCGACGCTGGTTATTAGCGTAGCGCTTGCGTTTTTATAAAACTGCGAGAGGAGGAAAGTTAGATGCCAGACAAGAACAGTGCGTATACCGGCAGGATCGGTAACCAGGGGACGCAGGAAGTAAAGGCCCCGAACCAGACAAAGGCCAAGACCAAGGGTACGGTCAAGACCGGCGGCGACCTTCGCGCCGGTGGCGGCAAATAGGGCGCTTTATAGAAGTGCCTCGCACGCACGGAACAGCGGAAAAATCCATTTATACGCATGGAAGAGCGTAAAAATCCAACTACGCAGGAACAGCGGAAAAATCCAAGGCGCGGCGCTTACCGTTAATGACGGTGACGCTGCGTGAGCGAGGGTATTATGCCTTTGACAGAGCAAGAGATCAATGACGCTTTCGGGCTAGGCGCAAACGAGCAGGGTACCGACGCCGGGCCTGCGCCTGATAACGATACCCAGGAGACAGGGGAAACATCCACAACATCGGATGACAGTGGAGCGGCTGGTGACACGTATGCAGATACTGACGATTTTTCAGAAAATGATCAAGATGTGCCTGCTGATGAACCTGCAGGCGCCGATGACAGTATAAGTAAGGATAGTAAGGAATCTGATGATGCCTCGGGCGAGGGTACGGCAGGCAGCGGCCAGGCGGATGACGGGCCTGACGATGGCTTTCAGGGGCAGAAACCAGATAGCGAGCTGTCGCCTGAAGAGCGAAGGGCTAACGCCGCGCGCCGGCGCGAGCGGGAGCAGCAGGAGGCGATCGACAAAGCCGTAAAAGAGGCTGTTGAAGGACGTGTGGCTGAGATACTGGGCGCCGAGCGCGCACAGATGGAGTCCGAGTGGTCGTCGTTTTTCCAGAAAGCAAGGTTAGAAAACCCCGTGACAGGCCTTCCGATAAAAACCAAGGCCGAGTTTGACGCCTGGGAGCAGGAGGAAGCGGCTGCGCAGATGCAGCGGGACCTTGCCGAGGGAAACCTGACGCCGGAGCTTTTAAACAAAGTCATTGCTGAGAACCCGATAATAAAGCGCACGGAGGAACTAGAGCGGCAACGCGCGAGGGAGGCTATGGACGCCCGTGTTAGTTCTGAACTAACAGAGATAGCGAAGCTCGACCCGTCTGTGAAAACGCTGGAGGATATAACGAAGCTTCCTACCGGCCCGGCCTTTATACAGCTTGTCAGGGATAACGGGTACTCATTCCTTGACGCGTTCAAGATCGCGAACTTTGACAGGCTGACGTCCGCGAGGGCGGCAAGGGACTCCGCGGCGGCGAAGCAGCAGGCCATCCAAAACGCAAAGAGCAAAAACCATTTGACAGAGACCGGCAAGTCCCGCGGTGAGGGCTCTAAGCTGGTCCCGGTACCGGATGCTGTCAAAAGAACATACCGGGAATATAACCCGGGGATGACAGACGAGGAGATCCAGAAGGACTACACAAAACGTATGGCATAGAGCGCATGGCGCTCTGAAGAAAGGAGTATTTAATTGTTTACAATACACAAAAGCGATACAGGGGCCGTACCTCCAAACGAGTACATGCCTGCGGATGCAGATACGTACGAGGCCGGGCAGCTCCTGGTCATGGCGGGCGGCCTTTTGAAGGCTATCTCCGCAGCCACGACAACGACGCCGCCCTATGTAAGCGCGGCAGAAAAGGTCATTGATGAAAAGGGCGATATCCTGCCCGTCAACAGGGTAAGCACGGACGTCATATATAAGACGTCGCTTTCAGCCGCGGCTGCGAGTGCGGTACCGGGAGGCAAGCTGCAGGTGTCAGCCGGGGGCAAGCAGGTGTCGACCGGCGCCGGGACGTTCGAGATCGTATCGCTGGAGGAAACTACCGCGGATTCCACAGTGTACGGACGGTTCTTATGATCCGGTTTTTAGAAAGAAAGGATAAAAAATTATGGATATAGTATTTACGATCGCAAGCGGCCTGCAGGACTCGGTATTCGGGTTGCTTCAGGCCCCGATCCAGAGGTTCATCGAGAGCCGTGCGGAGGAGTTTGAAAAGAAGAGCCTGCTCAAAAGCGTCTATACATTCGAAAACACAAAAAATCCGATCGACGCGATGACGTCGATGACGGCGATGGAAGGGTTTAAACCAGTGGGCGAAAACGGCGCGTACCCCAACGACGGCATGCGGGAGGGTTACCGGAAAACTATCGAACAGGATACCTGGAAGGATTCTTTCACGCTGTCCCAGGAAGCTGTCGAGGACGGTAAGCTCATGGACCTAAAAAAGCAGCCTGCGCAATTCGTAACTGGCTATCACCGCACACGTGAGCGTTTCGGCGCCTCGCTGCTTGGGAGCGCCATAGAGGGAAAAGAGTCAACAACGTTCAACGGTAAGGCCTTCGATATCCGGACCGCCGACGCGAAACCACTATTTGCAACAAAACACCCATCCATTGTCGAAGCGAAGCTAGAACAATCAAACGTATTCTCTAACCCCTTCTCTGAAGATGCTTTAGGCATGGCAGAAACCGCGATGCAAAACTTTGTTGGAGACAGGGGCGAAACACTCGGGCTGGCGCCGGACACGATCCTGATCCCGAATATCCACAGCTTGAAGAAAAAGGTGTTTGCAGCTATCGGTTCGGAGTATGACCCCGACTCGTCGGACAATGCTTTCAACTATCAGTATGGTAGGTGGACGGTGAGTGTCTGGCCGTACCTCAACGAGTTCCTTAATGTAGTCAAGGAGCCGTGGATCCTGATGGACAGCGACTACAACCAGGAATACGGCGGCGGCGTGTGGCTCGAGCGTATCGCCCTTATTGTGCGCTCGATCATCGACGACAACACCGACGCCAACAAATGGCTGGGCCGCGCCCGGTTCAACGCTTCCTTCAACGACTGGCGCGCGTTCAGCGTCGGCGGCGTGACAGGTGGCACCGCGTTGAGCTGATATAAAAGAACGCGACCGGTGGCGGTATAAACTCCGCCACGATATCGAGGTCAAGTATAGGTGCTAAAGCGGGGCGGGGCGCGTGCCACGTGTCCCCTCCCCGGCGCCAACACCCGGCGGATTTTTATAAAAAGTGGGAGAGTGTGCCATGAGGATATGCGATGTCATAGACTGGGTAGACGAGGTCAAGCCCAACGCTTTCAGCGATAATGTCAAGGTCAGTTGGCTTAACGCGCTCGAAGGCAGGCTGCAGGCGGATGTGCTTTTATTGGCCCCGTTGCCCCCTTATGACGCCGACGCTGATATGGAGTCGACGCTGCTGATCGAGCCTCCGCATGATGACCTATACGGGTTGTGGCTCTCTGCAAAGATCGACGAGGCGAACGGAGAGTATGCAAAATACGCAAACACTTTGGCTGTTTTTAACGGGCACTATGATAATTTCGTACGATGGTTCGCTGACACATACGCCCCGGCCCAGGGCTATAATACGGGGCTGACGCGCCCGTGGCTCCCATGGAGGAGGCCGCGGCTGGTCAATTAAGTTTGGATGTTACGCGCTTTTGGCGCGATATGAATGGAGGGTCAACAATGAGTTTATATTCGGATGCGCCGTATTACCTTGACGCGTTCGGCATAGCTGCCAAGCGCGGGTTCGAGCGCGGCGTCGACGAGTGGCTGGATTCAGTCCGTGGCGCGAGGGTCGAAATACGCTATGAAAACGATGCGTGGGAATGGAAGCACGAGAACGAAGGCGACGACGCATGGCGCGAGGTCGTAAGCTTTGCCGAGATGGTCAGCGATATAGAGGATGCGGTGAAAGCCGCGGAAAAGGCCGCTGAAGACGCGGAAGAGTCGGCATTGAACGCGTCCGAGATAGCCGGCGGCGATATCGCCTCGGCGTCTCAGCTGAAAAAGCTGGAGAAAGAGGTACATGACGGGCTCGCCGGCAAGGCCTCGCTTATAAATGGGCTTGTGCCAAAATCGCAGATCCCGGAGCTGGATTATATACCGACGTCAGAGAA